AAGGATACTACTTTTAAAGAAATAGATCATGACATTTTAGACTTAGATTACAAGAGCAAGGTTAGTTTTAGTCAAAAACCAGAAGAGTTTAAGCAATTAAGAATTCCTTCCCAAACCGCAGTTCCAGCAGAAGGAGAGATATACACAAAGTCAATATCTGCTGGGTGCGTATTTACTGTAGGACCATTCATGGCACCAAATAAAGATATGGCTTTTTGGGGAGAAGAGATAATGATGGCAGCAAGAGCATATACCCATGGATATGACATGCTGGTACCAAAGCAACAGTTTATGTATCATTTGTATTATAACCATGAGCATCCAAATCCTGAAATTAATAGAAGAAAGATATTCTGGCATGATTTTCCAGAACAGTTTGAAGACATGAATGCAAAGTCTAGAGAAATTGTTTATAAGACACTTACAGAAGGAACAGTGGGAGAAGGTCTTCTTGGAACAGAAAGAACCCTGGAGCAGTATGGAAAATTTGCTGGACTTGACTTTGTAAATGGAGAAGTGTTGTAGCAGGCATAAAAATACCCCCAAAGATTTCTCAAAGGGGGTAAATTTATTTATATATTACTTTGGAAACTTACTCATCCACATTCTAGTCTTTGGGGTAATGCCCTTCCATGAAGACCAGTCTTCTCCGCCATTTGTCATATAGTATGCAATCTCTGCATTCTTGACGGGATTAAATAGTTCAGCGTTAGAGTCAAGATCAAACTTGGTTCTGCGATCAGGACCAAGGGCATCAATCATGTTGATTTGGAACATTCCATAAGATGAGTCGCCAGTCTTGTGGTTGCCATTAAAAGCCAGTGGTCGCCCATTAGACTCCTTCTTAGCAACAGCCCAAGCAACTACAAGGTCTTTGCCCTTGAAGCCTACTAGCGAAAGCAGTTCTTTTAGTTCCAAATCAGTCAGAGAAACCTTGTTCTCAAAACTCTCTAGTTTTTTTGCCTTAGAAACCAAAAAAACCTCTTTCGAGGTGGTTTCCGATGTCTGAGCCTGTTCAAGGCTAAGATTATTCTTCGTGCTTAGTTCTGGGGTAGCATTAGCAGCATTAGAAAAAACACTGACAAGTGCTACGATACTGAGTGTGCTAATGATCTCTTTGTTTCTTTCGATAAATTTAATCATAGTTTCCTCCTTAGAAAACAATAACACCCTGGTAGGTGTTACTACCAAGTATAACACAAAATTTTACCAAAAGTCAACTTTATAGGGTGGTATAATAAATATTATGCCTGTATCATCATCTAATTATCCTACTATGAAGTATCCTATTGCTTCTGATCCCGTGAACGTACACGGAGATTTTAAGGTATTGGTAGATGCTTTGAATAATATTCTGCCACCGTTAGGTATGACTAGTGTTTCTTCTCCTGTAAGAAACAACACAAACTTGCCGTTTTCTGCTGGAACTCCCGTATACATTACAGGAAATGTTTCTCATTCTGGACAAATGAAAACAACAGTTGAAAGATATAATCCATCTGGACTCAACCACAACCCAGATGCACCTATACTTGGTTTGATACAAACAGGAATTTCTGCAATGAGTGATGGTGTTGCTGTTGTGTCTGGAATTTTACAAATGAATACTTCTGGTCTTGGTGCTCCAGGAACAAAGGTTTATATTAATTCAAATGGTGAACTTGTTGGTGGAAGACCTTCAACTGGTCCAGCAAGATATGTTGCTGTTGTTGCTGTTCAGGGAGCGCAAGGCTTAATAGTTGTGCAGACAAAAGGCAACGGTACATGGGGAGCACTCAAAGACGGATTGTCGTGATATAATAACATTATGGCAACTCTAAGAGGATCTCAAACATCATACGATATAGGAAATAAACCACCTACAGTTATTTGGACTGTTGTTCGTGGAGACACTTCTGGGTTTAAGGTTTATGTAACAGATGATGCCAAAGAGCCACTAATTCTAAAAGGTGAAGGATCTGAGTGGGACATTGCTATGAAGATAAAGCGTCCAAATCTTCCATCAAATCTAGGTGTTATAACTGATGATGCAGAACTTATTTTAAATCTATATCCAGTTGCAGACGAAGATGATCTTGTTGGAGAGTTTACAGTATGGCTTACAGCAGAAGAGTCTATTCAACTTGAAACAGGAGACATCTTTGATATTCAAGTATCAGACCCAACAAGAGTCTGGACAGTTGCTCAGGGTAGCATGAAGATTCTTGAAGATGTAACAGATTAATGGCAACAGCAGTAATTATTGACGATCTACAAAACAAAACAGAACGAATATTTCCTATAGACTATCCAGAAGTTCAAATAAAAGACTTCTTAAGAAAAACAGTTATAACAGAAGTCTTGCCTTTTAGGGTTAAGTTCACAGCAATTCAGATTCAAGCCATTGGTTTGGGAAATACCCCAGCGATTCCACTTCAGGTTATTGGCTATAGTAACTATATTCTCTAATAATATTATTAAAAGGGGGTTATAATTGCCACATGGCTAAAGTATCAATTCCAGCAGTTAAGAGTCTATTCCAAACTGGAGATAGACCTACTCAAGAAAACTATGAAGATTTAATCGATACCGCTTCTGCTCAAGCAACAGACTTGGGTTCAGCAGGTAACAATGAAAACACAATCACTGGTATTGAGAACGTAACTGTTGTTGATAACTTTGACGCTACAGTTTGGCGAATGGTCAAGTATATTGTTTCAATATCAAAGACCTCTGCAGGGGACAACAAGTTCTATGCAACCGAACTAACAATTCTCGTTGACGGTACAAATGTAAATGTCAGCGAATACGGAACAATCGACAATGATGGGAATATTGGCACCATTAATGTCTCTCGCACTGGAAATACCGTGGCCTTAACAGTCACTCCAGATCCTGCGATCAAGCCAGTCACAGTTCGTTTTGCACGAATTGGACTTAAGGCATAACTAAGGAGATATAAAAAATGGCAACAGTAAATAAAGATTTTAAGATTAAGAGTGGACTCGTCGTTGAGGGCCTACAAGGTACAATCAACGGTGAAGTAATTCTTACAGAAAACGCAGGAGATCAATACATCCTTGACCTCATTGGCGGAGAAACACCTGTAAAGTCAGTTTCAGCAGAATTTGATGTAAGTGGTGCTGGAGAACTTTCAATTGATCGTGCTACAGTAGATGCTTATTACGATGCAGCAGGTTCTGCTTCATCAGCACAAACAGCAGCAAACACATACACAGACAATCGTGAGACTGCTATTACAACTGCTTATCAGAACTACGCTGACACAGCAGCAGGAAATGCAGAAGACGCAGCCAACTCATATACAGATGGCCGTGAAACTGCTATTACTTCTGCTTACCAGTCATATGCTGACACAGCAGAAACAGATGCTAAGGCATACACAGATGCTCGTGAAACAGCAATTACATCTGCTTACCAGTCATATGCTGACACAGCAGAACAAGATGCTAAGAACTACGCAGATGACTTAATCAATGATGCTTCAAACCTTTCAACAGAGGTTTGGTCAGCATACAAGACAAATACAGAAATTGGTCTTGCACAGGCAGCAGCAGAACTACATGCAGATAATGCGGTAGCAGCACTTATTGATGCTGCACCAGCAATGCTTGATACTCTTAACGAGTTGGCAGCAGCACTTGGTGATGACGAAGACTTTATTGGAACTGTAAATGCAGCAATTGGAGAAAAGGTAGCCAAGTCTGGCGACACAATGACAGGTGCTTTGACACTTTCAGGTGCGCCAACAAGTAACCTCCATGCAGCAACAAAGGCATATGTTGATTCAGCAGAATCAAATGCAATTTCTACAGCAGAATCTTATACAGATGGAGAAATTACAACAGCACTTTCAACTGCTCAGGGCTATGCAGACACTGCAGAGTCAGATGCTATTGCAGCAGCAGGATCTTATACAGATGGTGAAATCACAACTGCTCTTTCAACAGCACAAGGATATGCAAATACAGCAGAACAAAATGCTATTGCACATGCAGATGCACTTACAACAGATGATGTAGCAGAAGGAACAACACAGTACTTCACAGATGCTCGTGCTAAGACTTCAGCAGCAGCCCTTTTGACTGGTGCAAATCTTACAAACATCACAATTACAGGAACAGGTGCAGGACTTACTATCACCGCAGAAAACGGTGTAGCAGATTCTACAACATCTGATCTTGCAGAAGGTACACGACTATACTTCACAGATCAGAGAGCAATTGATGCGATTCAAGATACAACACCAAACTTCACAGCAGTTGAGATTAACTCAGTTGCTAAGAATGTTGCAGGAACAACAGTAGTTCCAACAGCAGGAATTGCAACAGCATATTCATGGGCTAAGGCTGACTACCGTTCAGCAGAGTTCCTTGTAAAGGTTGCTAATGGTGACCACACAGAAGTGTCAAAGGTACTTGTAACACTTCACGCCAACGATAACATTTCAATGACTGAATATGGTATCGTCGGAACAAATGGTTCTCTTGGTTCTGTTTCAGCAGCAATCTCAGGGAACGATGTACAACTTCGTGTAACTACAGCAAATAACACTTCAACAGTTACAGTTGTTGGAACACTTCTAGTTTAATAAAAAATAAAAATAGTTGGAAGAGGGAGTAGTAAATGACAACAGTCGATAAAGACTTCAAGGTCAAGAATGGATTAGTCGTAACAAACGGCGGTACATTCGGAGATGCAGTAACAGTAGGAGCACCAACTCTTGCAGACCATGCAGCAACCAAGGAGTACGTTGATAACCGTTCAATGGCTGTTGGATCAACTGCTCCTTCTTCACCAACTAATGGAACAATGTGGTTAGACACTCTAACAAACAGAGTTAATTTCTATTACGAAGGTTCTTGGTATACCCAAGCAACTATCGATGATACAAACAACTTACCACAGCACATTCACGATACCGCAATTGATGGAACTGGTTTTATAGTATCTCAGTTCTATGAAGGTGGATCATTCAACAGCCCATTGGGTGTAGGTTTGGATGCAGGTGGCCCTTCTACAACAGAATGGACAGTTGTATTCGATGGCGGTAGTGTAGTAGATAACTTCAATTAAAACAGGGGTTATAAT